CGCTGCGGCTACGCTGACGGCTGCTCAGGTTCTGACTGGTCTGTTGATTGTCAGCACCGCTGCGACTACGACCAACCAAGCCTACACGCTCCCGACCGTGGCTTCGCTTGAAGCTGCGTTGGTGAACCCGAAGCTCAACAGCACGATTGAGTTTGTCGTGATTAACCTCGGCACATCGTCCGGCACTGCTACTATGACCACCAACACGGGTTGGACGGTCGGCGCTACGCAGGGTGCGGTTGCGGTCGCGGTTACTGCGTCGGGGCGCTTTTTGGGGCGCAAGACGAGCGACACCGGCTGGACGCTGTATCGAATCGCCTAAAAAGCGAATAGGAACGGGGTGGGTAACCACCCCGTTTTCTTTATGCACATATACCTCAGACACCCTAAACACGGCACCAAAGTCGCTATCGCGGAAGCGGAAGCGGAGGCGGATGAATGCAATGGTTGGGTGCGATATACTCCCGGTGAGCCGGACGCTCCGGTCAACGAATTAGAGGCTAAGCGCCGCCGCCGACCAGCCGCATAGGAGTTTTTTGCCGTGCAGAGATATGTCAATTTCATCGCCTCGACCACGGGCTCCAACTCGACGCTTCGGGTTCTTAGCCTAGCCACTTGCACGGTATATGTGTCTGGCACAGCGACGCTAGCGACGTTGTATTCCGACAATGGCGTCACGCCATTGGCAAACCCGTTTCTTTCGACTTCAACCGGCCAGGTGTCGTTTTACGCGGCCAACGGGCTGTACGACCTTGTAGTGGCAAAGACAGGGTTTGAAACGGTAACCATTAACGCCATTGAACTTGACGACCTCCTAGCCCCTTCCGGTAGCAACAGTGTTGGCTATCTTCCGGCGGGCGCTGGCGCAGTTGCAACAACCGTCCAGACCAAGCTGCGCGAAAGCGTGAGCGTCACCGACTTTGGCGCGGTTGGGGATGGGGTAACGGATGACAGTGCCGCCATCAACGCTGCAATTGCGTCGAATCGAAATATTTATTTTCCGGCGGGCACATATTTTATTGCGTCGTCAATCCAAGTATCTAGTAAAAGCAATGTGGTGTTACAGGGGGCGGGCGTTGATGTTGCAATCATCAAGTGTTCGTCGTCCGCCACGTTTACGGTTCCGGCGTTAGACATCACCAACAGCACCACCGTTTTGGTAAATGGCTTAACAGTTGACTCAAATTCCAATTCTTCTCTGAACTCACTGGCCGTCGTGCGTTTTGTAAGTTGCACAGACACAGTGTTTTCAGACAGCAAAATTCTTCATTCCTACGTTGGCTTAGGCGTTAATTCTTGTGTGCGGTTTCGCGTAGAACGCAATTACTTGAGAAAAAATGCAGTCGCGACGACGCTTAACTACAACATCAATGTTTCTTCCACTTTGTCAGTGTCCAGCCAAGGCGAAGTCAACGACAACTTCTGTTTGAATTCTGGAAGCGGATTTATTGGCTCTGACATCAATATTTCTCGAAACCAATTTATCAGCAACAGCTACGGCGCGGGAATTGCCACGTTTGGGAATGGCGCAACAGGGACAACGCCGGGATTTTTTTACGGGAAATATTTTATTTCCGACAATCTCTGCCGAAACGGAACGCAGCGCGATTCAGATGGATATATGGTGGCCGGAATGGAGATTGCCGGCGCGTATTCACGGATTGAAAACAACACCGTCCATGACAACGCCGGCGAAGGCATCAGACTTTTTGCGTATCAAAGCATTTGCACTGGAAACATTGTTTTCGGCAATGGAACTGGCCTTGATGGTACGTATCGACAGGCCGGCATCGTAACATTTGATGCGACGACAATTACAAATTACAACGCATCATATTCGTTGATCAGCGGAAACCGTTGTTTTGATAACGGTGGCGGCACTCAGTTGTATGGGTATTACGAACAGCAATCAACGCTGGTCGGCATGACTGTCCAAGGCAATAACTTGGATAACAACGTGACCGGCCCTTATGTGCTGGCGTCATCAAAAGCAACCAACACCTACGATTTCAATACCGTTGTCAATTACACCCCAACGATGATTTCAACCGCCGGAACGATAACTACGGTTGGGGCAATTCAAGGACAGTATTTCCTAAAGGGCCGCATTGTTTATTTTCAAGCCCAAGGCACTATCACAACCAATGGCACTGGGGCTGGCTCTATCCAAATCAGTCTGCCAATCACCGCAAGCTCAACGGCGACATCACGTTGGGTGGTGCTTGGCCGAGGCGATGCTATTAGCGGAAAATCGCTTATCGGGGTTATTGCTGCTGGCGGCACAACTGTCGTGTTGACTAACTACGACGCCACTTACCCAGGCGCCAACGGCGAACGCATTGCGGTGACTGGGTGGTATCAGATATGACGTATCAGCTGCTGGCTGATTGCATCCGCTCCGGCCAACTCTCCGCGCAGCAGATTGTGGAAGTCATGCGCGACAAAGTGTTTAACGCGTGGTACGAAGTTCGATATGCCAACTCTGTTTGAACTTGAACACCTGCTTATTGCCCTTGCGGTGCAGACGGTATTAGGCTGGCTGACCGGTAATTGGTGGGTTGGTGCGGCGTTGATGTCGGGCGTTCTGATGGGCCGTGAACACGCGCAGGCCGAGTACAAGTGGATTGAACATTACGGCCAAGGGCGGCGCGCCAACCTGCCTTGGTGGGGTTGGGCTGACCGGCGGGTGTGGGATGTTCATTCTTGGTTTTGGAATTTATCATTGCCCATAGCGGCTATGCTTTTAATGGCCGGAGTAATGTGAAATGACAATTATTGTTCCATCAACTTCGTTTACGACGTCAACGACAGCGGGCGACCAAATCAACGCCGCGCTGCGGTTGATTGGACAATTAGCTGAAGGCGAAGTGCCGTCTGCATCTACCGCGCAAGACGCGCTGACCGCCATGAATCAAATGATTGACTCGTGGAACACCGAGCGCCTTAGCGTGTTCTCAACGCAAGACCAGGTGTTTAGCTGGCCCCCGAACGCTATCAGCCGCACGCTGGGACCGTCTGGCGACTTTGTAGGCAACCGGCCTATCCAGCTTGATGACTCAACGTACATGCGAGACGCCACTACGGGCATCTCGTTTGGCATCAAAATGATTAACCAGCAGCAGTACGACGGCATTGCGGTTAAAACGGTAACCAGCACCTACCCGCAAATCATCTGGATTAACATGACGTACCCCGACATTGAGATGTACGTCTACCCCGTGCCGACACGGGCGCTGGAGTGGCATTTCATTTCAGTGGAAGAACTGACCCGCCCCGCTGACTTGGCAACAACGCTGGCGTTCCCGCCAGGTTACTTGCGGGCGTTCAAATACAATCTGGCGTGCGAACTGGCGCCAGAGTTTGGCGTTGAGCCGTCGCCCACTGTGTCGCGCATCGCTATGACCAGCAAGCGCAACCTCAAACGTATCAACAGCCCCGGCGACATCATGGGGCTGCCGTACAGCATCGTTGGTACCCGCCAGCGATTCAACGTCTTTAGTGGGAATTACTAGTCATGTTTAACGATTATCGTAACGGCTATGTTTCCCAACAATAAAGCCTTTGGCACCCTTAACGGCGCGCAAAAGCCCTTGGCTTTTGTAAGCGTCTATTGCGTGCTGCAAGTTTTGCCGATGTGTTACCAGCTCCAAGTTTTCAAGACGATTGTCCGCGCGGTCAAGGTTCTTGTGGTTAATCTCAAGCCGACCAATAATAGGCCCGACAAAAGTTTCCCACACCAACCTGTGTACAACGCGGCGCGCTGCTTTTCCATCGCAACAGAGGTCTACATGCAGGTAGCCTTTTATTGGGCGCGGCTTAAGCAAACGGTGTCCTTCGTCGCCGGCCCACACAACGCCGCGTTTGATGTTGCTGGCTGTAGCCACGCTAGTGCCCAAAAAGTCGGCCACTTCGCGAAGCAACGCGCCTTCCCCAAGCATACGTTTAGCTTCGGCCACCCTAACGCCGTCCAATCGTTTGCCTCTTGCAATTCGGCGCACGTTTCCAAAATTGCTGACTTCGTACAACTCTTCAAACTCCGGCACTGGCTTCCACGTTTCCATGCGTCACCCCTATTCAATGAAAATAGGAGTATAGCATGAAGACGCCGATTCTGGGGCAGGCATATGTGGCTCGCAGCGTCAACGCTGCCGACAACCGCATGGTCAATCTGTTTCCAGAAGTCACGCCGGACAACGGTAAAGACGCGGGATTCCTTAACCGCGCGCCGGGGTTGCGGCGGTTGGCGACCGTTGGGTCTGGTCCCGTCCGAGGTATGTGGCAGTACGGTGGGTATGGCTATGTGGTGTCTAGCAACACGCTGTACCGCGTGGACGCCGCGTGGAACGTGACGTCGTTAGGTGGGGTGTTAGGCACTGGCCCAGTCAGCATGTCCGACAACGGCACGCAGTTGTTTATCGCCTGCAACCCGTGGAGTTACATCTACAACGCCAGCACCGGCGTGTTCGCGCAAATTACCGACCCCGATTTTGTTGGCGCGGTAACCGTTGGCTACATTGACGGCTATTTCGTATTCAACCAACCAAATTCCCAAACCATCTGGGTCACGCAACTGCTAGATGGTACGTCCGTAGAACCGTTGGATTTTGCCAGCGCAGAGGGCTCTCCTGACGGTCTGGTGGGACTTATTGTGGACCATCGCGAGGTGTGGCTGTTTGGCACCAATTCAGTTGAAGTCTGGTATGACTCAGGAAACTCTGATTTCCCGCTAGAGCGCATCCAAGGCGCGTTCAACGAAATTGGCTGCGCGGCGCCATACTCCATCGCCAAGCTTGACAACGGGCTGTTCTGGTTGGGGTCCGACGCGCGCGGCAATGGCATCGTCTACCGCGCCAACGGCTACACTGGCCAACGGGTTAGCACGCACGCTATCGAGTTTGCCATCCAAAGCTACGCCAACATCTCAGATGCTTTTGCCTACACCTACCAGCAAGAAGGCCATGCCTTTTATGTGCTGACGTTTCCGACCGGCAACGCGACTTGGGTTTACGACGTGTCTACCGGCACTTGGCATGAGCGGGCGGCGTTTTACAACGGCGAGTTTTCGCGGCACGTCAGTAGTTGTCAGATGAATTATGGCAATGAGATTGTCGTAGGTGACGGCACTAACGGTAACATCTACGCATTCGACCTTGACGTATACGCCGACAATGGCGCCCCGCAAAAATGGCTGCGGTCGTGGCGAGCGTTACCGTCGGGGCAGAACAACCTAAAACGAACGGCGCAGCATTCGCTACAGCTTGACTGCGAAACGGGTGTTGGTCTTAACACCGGCCAAGGTAGCGACCCTCAAGCCATGCTTCGTTGGTCTGACGATGGCGGCCACACTTGGTCAAACGAACACTGGGCGTCGATGGGCGCCATTGGCGCTAGCGGTGCCCGTGCATTCTGGCGGCGGTTAGGCATGACCGACAAGCTGCGCGACCGCGTGTATGAGGTGTCGGGGTCCGACCCAGTGAAGATAGCCATCATCGGCGCTGAATTGTCAGTAACACCTACCAATGCCTAACACTACCAACATCCCCGCACCCCGCGTCCCGTTTATCGACCCGCGCACGGGGCTGATGTCGCGGGAGTGGTACCGGTTCTTCTTCAATCAGTTTACGTTATTGGCCGAACCTGGCGGAACGCAACACAATAGCCTTGGCGGCTTGCAGGGTGGTACTACCGGTCAGTATTACCACCTGACGCAAGATGAGTACGTTGGAACTGGTAGCGGCGTGTTTGTGCGGTCTGATTCGCCTGCCTTTACCGGCCTTGTATCGTTTAACGGCCCGCTGACGCTCGCAGGAACTTTGTCGGGCGCTAACGCGGTATTTACGGGTTCGCTTGGCGCCGACTCCGGAACGTTTACCAGCGGAATTAGCACAACGATTGGGACATTTACCGGCCCTATCAACGGAACGTCGGCATACTTCACCAGCGATTTAACCGTTGACGGGATGTTGCTGGTTGGCGGAACGTCCGATTTTTCCAGCATTGTCACGCTGAGCGCAGGCGCTCAAGGGACGGATATTGTTTTGGACACGGGCTCGATTGCCAGTTATTCGTTTTCCGGCGATGACCTGACGTCAACTGGCGCGACTGGCGGGGCTGGCCAGATGAATTTTTACACGCTCAACACCGACATCCCGGCATCGGTGTTGGCGATGAACATTGATAACCAGCAGCGCCTAAACTTCCCGGCGGTTTCGTTGATTGGCGGCCCTCCAGGCTTGATCAACCCGACCAACTTCTACCAAGAGGGCCGGTCGTTTCTGGACAACATCTCGCCACCATCAACAACAAACACCTACGCCGTTTCCAACGTATTTGCGCCTGCAACGATTAGCGCCGACAACACCGGGGTCGTCTATACATACGGCATCACGATGTACATCGGCGGGCCGTTGCAGGAAGGCACGAACGTCACCATTGACGAAGAATTAGCGCTAGTCGTGAATACCGGGAACTCTGCTTTCTCAGGCACGCTGTTCGTTGGCGGTGGCTCTGGCAGCGTGGCCACATCAAACGCGCAAGGGGTGTTCTGCTCGCAGGGCGTTCTTGGTTACGGCAAGGACGCGTTTACCAACTCACCCGGCGGCGCGGTCACTCAGCTAACCTCAAAATCAACCGGCGTCACGTTGAACAAAGGCTGCGGTGCCATCACCATGAACGCAGCCGCGCTGGCAGCGGGCGCGTCAGTTGAGTTTGTCCTGACCAACAGCTTCATCGCGGCCTTTGATACCGTCATTTGCAACATGGGGCCCGGCGGGACTGCATCTACCTACCTCGTGCAGTGCCAAGCAGTCGCCGCCGGCAGTTGCCGATTCCGCGTGACCAACTACAGCGGCACTTCGCGTTCTGAGGCTTGCGTGGTAAATTTCGCCATCATCAAAGCGACGAACGCATAGGAGTTTGCCGTGGCCGTACTCAGTCCGCTACCGAAAATGCAGTTTTTCTCCACCGCTGGCGTGCCATTGGTGGGGGGCAAGCTCTACACTTATGCTGCCGGCACCACCACGCCGCTGGCAACCTACACGTCGCAGTCAGGCGCTACGGCCAACACCAACCCCATCATTTTGGATTCGCGAGGCGAGGCCAACGTCTGGCTGTCGTCAGCCGCGTACAAGCTCAAACTGACCACGCCCGCCGATGTCGAAATCTGGACCGTAGATAATGTCGGTAGCGGCGAGTTGTTTGGGACATCGCAGTTTTTGTCCAGCGTCAGCGGGTCCGACACCATCACCGCTAACGTAACATCACCAAATTTTACCGCTTACGTTGCGGGGCAGATGTTCAACTTCGTCGCGGCTGCGGCCAACACAACGACCAGCGTGACGTTGAACTTGAATGGCTTGGGCGTTAAGTCGGTCACTAAGACCGGCTCTACCGCGCTGGCGGTCGGTGACATCAAAATCGGGCAGCTAGTGTCGGTTGTTTACGATGGCACCCGCTTCCAGCTGGTAGGCGCCATCTCGCTATCCGCACCACCGCCGATTGGCGACGTCACCCCGAACACCGGCGCGTTCACAACGCTTAGCGCAACCTCGACCATATCCGGCACTGGGTTTACCAGCTATTTGGCGTCGCCGCCGGCTATCGGCAACACCGCGTCTAACACGGGTAAGTTCACCACCCTGACTGCTACCGCCGACATATACAGCACCCAAAGCGCGTCGCCGGCCAGCGTTTACCTAACTAGCTACGACAGCGGTTCAGCCACTAGCGCATACGGGAGCATTTCGGTTCGCCGAGGTCGAGGAACGTCTGCGGTCCCCGCTGCTACCGCTAGCGGTGACGTGTTGGGCTATTTGCAGTTCTCAGGGTACAGCGGCAGTGCGTGGAACCAGTCGGTGTACCTGAAGTGCCAGACCGAAGCCCTGTTCAGCGGCAGCGCGGCGCAGTCGTTTCTGTCCATTTTTACCGCAGCGAGCGGCACAACGCTTACTGAAGCCTGCCGCTGGACGTCGGGTGGCAATTACTACATCAACACGACCACCAACGCTTTGGGCGCTGGCAACAGCGCAAACGTAGGGCATACGTTTGAGTCCAACGGAAAGGCCACGCACGCGGCTAGCGGCGCATCTGCTCTGGTGGTCAATCGATTGGGTAGCGACGGCGGCGCGGTGTCGTTCTACCGAGGCGGCACGTTGGTGGGCGGCATTAACGTAGACGCCACGAGCACTACTTACTCAACCTCATCCGACTACCGCCTCAAGATGAACGTCACCGAGATGGCCGGCGCGTTGGCGCTGGTTCGGCGGATGCGCCCGGTAGATTATCTGTGGATTAACGGGCGCAAGCCGGGGTCTGGGTTCCTCGCGCACGAACTGCAAGCGGTCTTCCCCGACGCCGTAAGCGGCGCCAAAGATGCGGTAGATGAGAATGGCGAACCCGACTATCAAAGCGTTGACTATTCTAAGCTGGTCCCAACGTTAGTGGCGGCGATGCAAGAGCAGCAGGCTATAATCGACAGCCTCAAAATTCGATTGGCAAAGCTGGAGGCAGTATGAGCGCGGCGTTAGCTGAAACTTCAAACACGGATGTGGCACCAAATAACTTGCGAGGTGCTGTAGTTGCTTTGCAAACTGAATTAGGAAAGCTGCCTCAAGTTCCGTTACTTACTGAGCATACGTTTCATGGCGGCATGTACTGCCGTCAAGTGTTTTTTCACGCAGGCACTATGGCGGTTGGGTTAGTCCATAAAAAAGAGCATTATTTTATGGTCGTTTCTGGCACGTTGCATGTCACTACTGACGAAGGCGCCACCACTTTGGTAGGGCCGTTTTTACTGTGTAGCGGACCAGGTACTAAACGCGCCGTGTTTGCCGAAACCGATGTCCTATGTTTTACGCTTCACCGCGTAGATGAAAATGCCAGTACAGTAGGTGAAGTGGCCGATGAGTTGATGGAGATAGACCCCGCAAGCCATTTTGCGCTGGATAACACGCTTAAATCGCCGTTGATTGAGGTATTAGTATGACTTGGGGTTTTGTTGCCGTAGGAGCTGGCACCGCCGCCAGCGCTGGGATTGGCGCTCTTGCGTCTGGCGCCGCCGCAGATACTCAAGCCGAAGCCGCCCGATATGCGGCGGACCTCCAGTACAAGCAATTTCAGGAATCGACTAAGCTCCAAGAGCCGTGGCGCAACGCGGGCGTCAAGGCGCTCAACCAACTAATCCCGCTGTCGATGAACTACACGCCGTTTGGCATGAGTCAGTTCAGGCAAGACCCAGGCTATCAGTTCCGGCTGGACGAAGGCTTGAACGCGCTGGACAAGCAGGCCGCGGCGCGTGGTGGGCTCATCTCAGGCCGCGCGCTGAAAGCCGCTGGCCGGTATGGGCAGGACTATGCGTCGAACGAATACATGAACGCATTCAACCGCTACCAGACCGAGCGCAACGCGCGCTTGGCGCCCCTACAGTCGCTGGCGGGTGTTGGGCAGACGACCGCAACTAACTTGGGCAACCAAGGCATGACGATGGCGTCCAACGTAGGCGATGCCTACCAGAACGCGGCGAACGCCCGCGCATCTGGCTATGTGGGTCAGGCAAACGCTATCGGCGGTGCTATCGGCCAAGGGGTGAACTACCTCCAGAACCAACAGCTGGTGAATCGGCTGTTGGGTGGCGGCGGTGGTATGCCTGCGGGCGGTGGTGGTGGTGGGTTTACTAACGCTGGTGGGTTTAGCAGCGCGGGTCTTTATACCCCGGCTGCAATTTAGTAGGAATTTGCTATGCCAATCAACCCCGAAATTGCGCTGGGCGTTAAGCAATTTGAGATGCCTGACCCGCTAACTGCCTACGCCAAGGTAGCGGCCATTAAAGACGCGCAAAGCCGCAACGCGCTATCGCAGTTGGAGTTCGCCAAAGCCCGCCGCGAAGAAGCGGCGACCAACGCTTTGAACGAAGTGTACCGGACATCAGTCAATCCAGAAACTGGTGAGGTAGATTATGGCGGGGCAATTAATAAGTTGGCGCAGGGTGGGTTTGGGTCATCAATCCCTGCGCTTGAAGAATTTCGGCTTAAAAATAAAACAGCGGCCACCAACGCAGCTAAGGCGGATGAAGAGCTGTTCAAGACCAAATTAGCATCGGCCCGCAGCGCGTTAGATTTTATTAACCCCGAAGACCCCGCCGCGCCGCAACAGTACGCGGAATATCTTCGCAGCGTGTACGCCGACAAGATTCTTGGCCCGCGTTTAACGGCTATGGGCGCGCCGGTGGATAAGTCATTCGCCACACTGAGCAACGCTGTGCAGACTGGGAAGTTCGCTGAGTTTTTTCAGCAGTCGGTGTTGGGCATAGAGAAAACGATACAGAACCAGATAGAACAAAACAAACTTACCGATTATGAGCGCACGGTAATCGCGGCGGGGTATCCGAA